AGGAATCCTTAACCTCTTTCTGATACATCCCATCAATACGACCCTTAACAATCTCCCCAACATTCATGGAGAGAGTCAACTTATCCATCAAACAACCCGTATAAGTTCGCTCGGAATCAGTATCCAAGTCCTCCGAAGACTGAATAGTAATACCAGGAGGAAGATTAGCCTCAGAATAAGTATGAGCAGTAGAAGTAGTCGTCACGGAAGCAACACTACCAAGAATACCCTTCATAAAATAAAAATTCGAGACATCAAAATCAAGCGAATAAGAACCCTCAAAACTCTTGGCCGCATACTTGTTATAATTCCGAGAATTCATCTCAGGAATACGCTCAATATTATTCTTGGCAGAAGGAGAAAACTTAACATTATGACCAAAATAGGTCACAAGCGATGAATCACCAGGACTAGTACCATACGTTGACTCATACCCATAACGAACATAACTCGTTGTACCGACACCAACAACCGTAGCCATAAACGAAACCAACCCCCGGACAGATTAACAAACTATAAACCCTTTTCCTGAAGTCGGCGAAGATAATTAATTATCCTCGGCTTCATGTACAAGAGTTCAACACCACTATACGTCAACTCAATGGAGTTAATAAACCTGATTAACTCTCGCTCCTCATCAATCAAAGGCGCAGACGAAACACTCTGAGGCGTTTCAGTACCAACAAAAGGAACCGTACTATAACCAATCATCGCACTATCAGCAGACTGCTTTTTTTTACTCATCGAGCCACAACCCAGTTCCGAAGATAAATATCATAGACATAACGGAAAAAACCATGCGATGAAAAATCAATATAGCCAATAGGAATCATCTGCTGAAACGCACCCGAATCGAAAAGATTAATCTTGCCAGCAAAAATGCGACGAATCTCATTATAGACACGGCGACCATGAAGACGAGGAGAAGTCTCGCCCGAAGCAACATACTTGGTACGAATATCAATGCTCACACGGTCAACGGTTCGCTCTTTATGAGAAGCACCCAAATCATTCGGGTCAGTAGTATGAGAAGAAGAATAAATCAAAATATGGTCATTAGCCGTAGCATGGTCAAAACGCATGGGCTGAGACATCGTGACATAAACCGTAGGAGTCACGCCATCAGTATTGGAAGAGTTCCAACCAGCATCAAGAACAGTCTTAACCGAAGTTAAAGCGTCTGCCTCATTAGCCATTTTACACTACCGCCCACATTTCTTTCTTACGATGAGCAATAATCTTTTCCGCTTTTTCTTTCCACTCAGCAATCTTGCTAGCAACAGACAACTGACTACCAGGAACATCACCAGAGTTCATCCCACCACTAGACCAATCCTCAGCACTCAACAAATCAATAGCCACCAGCATCGTACAACAATCAACAATATCCGACGGGACAAAAACAATCACAGCATTATCAGAATGAGTCGCAGCAGTAGTAGAAAAAGCACCGCGCTCAGTAGCAGTAATAACAGTAGAAGTAGTGCTTGAATAACGAAACTCCTCACTATCAATAGTCGCCCAACCCTGATAAGGCAACGTACCAGTCAAATTATCATAGGTTATCGCAGTATCCCCCGTAGTAATTCCATCAGAATCATTCAATAAGGCACGAGCACCATTGTTATAGCGATAAGTAAAATCAATCAACTTATACTGCGTCAATTGGCCCTGGGCAATAATATGCAAAACTCCCTCTATTTCATCAATCCAAAAATAATTAGAGCCACGACCCTCCGTATAAGTACCAACCCACTCAGTCCAAGCAGAACCATCCCAGACCTTTAAGGAATCACCAGCCGAAGCAGACAACGGAGTAATAATACCAGAATGCTGCAAGGGAACACGCGAACCACCATTCTTCCAAAAATCATAATCAAGATTCTTATACTCCCTCGAACGAGACAAACGAAAAGACTGACCAGTCTCCTCATCAATATACGCCATCTTATTCTCAATCAAGGCCATCGCCTGCTCATCAGTAGGATTAGTCGAAGAAGAAAAAGCATTAACTAAACGCAACAAACGGCGAACACGCTCAGGACTAGTATATAACTCATTAGTAGGCAAACTACATCATCCTCCGCAATTCCTCATCAACAGCAGGACGAAGAAAAGGCTTTGCCTCCATTCCCTCGAACTTAACCCGATTAGCATAACCATACGCCATACTCAAGGCCTCTTTCTCAGACAAACCAAACTTCGCCATACCCCATTTAGCAATATTCTCAATACCCGCACGAGAAATAGGATGAGGCATCGTCCCAAACTCTACCCAAACAGCCTGCCTGGCATCAAAAACAACAGAGCGAGTAAAAGCATCAGGCTTCTCAACATGGCCCGAATCCATCAAAGAACCCGAAACAACACTACCATTCTTCAAAAGATTAATCTTGGCAGTCGTCAAGACACTATCAGCCAATGAGTCTAAACGAAGAGAAATAGCACGCTCAAGAATAGCATCGTTGGCCGTCATCAAGCGAATACGAACATGACCGAGAATAAAAGACTAACCCCTTTTAGCCAACAATTCCTCGATACGATTCAACTGCTCCTTAATATCATTACGTTTATTCGCCCAACCAATCATCTTATGCCATTGAAAAGAACCATCATCACGGTCAGGCCAAATACGACCCATCAAGGACTTCATATCACCACGAAACTCATCAACACCCACCTCATTAATAGCAAAAGTATAGATTCGCGCCTCGCGGAAACGCAATCGCGCCTTCCCATTCGCATACATTTTATCATTAAAGTCTTTCTCAAAATCATCAAAATCCTTGGAATACCCCTCAATCAAATAAATCTCGTGAACCATAATCGCCGAAAAAAAACTAGAAAAAATTAAGTTGTAGGAGTATAAAATACCCCCACAATCCCTAATTACGAACCGTCACTAACCAAAATTTTATAGACACTCTTCTCATTCGTCGAATCACCAACGGTCACCGTCAAAACGCCTGCCGTCACACTAGTAGTGGGAGCAGGAACCATATCAACGACAACACTATTAGTAGTCGAGTGCTTGAAGCCAATAATGCCCATAAAATTACCGGAACCATACTTCGATAAAATAATATCAAAAGTATCACCAGTATCAGTAGTAGCGGGAGCAATCGCATAAATTCGACGAATGTTCCCTCTACCACTATTACCTAGCAACGGCTCAGCATAAACGCCAACGCTACTAGTAATATTAGCCATTACAGACCACCCTGTCCAACAATCAATTCGTACAAACGCTTCTTACCAGTCACGGACGAACCACCAATAGTGACCGTCACGACACCAGAAGAAACACTCGTAGTCGGATTCTCACGAACAACTATACTATTAGCAGTCGTGTGAACCCAACCAGTAATACCCAAAAACGTATCAGCAGAATACTTCGACAACGTGACAGTAAAAGTATCAGCCGAATCCGAATTAGATATTGTCACATATATTCGCTTAACACCAGGCGAATCAATACCGGGACGAGGGTCTGTCTGAACCACAATGCTACTTGTTAAATCAGCCATCCAATAACACCTCCAATCACGGCATCACAATATTCGTATCCGGTTGCGACAACGCATAAATAATCCAGCAACGAGCATCATTGTTCGTCCCAGCCGGAATAGTCAACGTCACCGTCGTACCACTAACACTAGTCGTAGGATTCTCAGTCACTACCACACTACCAGTAGTAGTATGAGAAAAACCCTGCACCCCAACAAAAACCGCTAACCCATACGTTGCAAGATTAACCGCAACAGTATCGGCAGCATCCGTAGTATCCGGGGCCGTCACCAAGAGCATACCAAGATTCCCTTGAGGATAAGCCCGCGTCACCGTACCAGTCACTGCAGCCATTTAGAACTCCTCCTTTAAACAAAAACTATTCATATATTACCATCCGAGACAGGTTGCGCCCAAACAATGTAAGCACGAGCCTTATCAGTATTTCCATCACCCGAAGGCATGGTTATTGTTAACGTAGTACCCGACACACTCGTCGTTGGCGCACTCGTGACGACCACACTACCAAGAGTAGTGTGAACAAAACCCTTGATAGCCACGAAAGTCGAAAGACCATACGTGGACAAATCAATAGCACAAGTATCACCAGGGTCAGAGGTGGCAGGAGTGGTCACTAAAAGCATTCCCAGATTATTCTGAGGAAGACCCCTAGTGACCGTTGGTGTGACTGCTGCCATAAACCATCAACCTCCATTTTAGGCAATTTCTCCAATGAACGAATTAAACGCTGCATTGCGAGTAATCAACGCCTGGTATTGCTTCAACGCAAACTTCTCAGAGTCGTTCGTCACGGCCAAATCGAAGTACGTCATATCCATCAACACCCTATGCTCCCAAACATCCATATCCAAGAAGTAAATAGCCTTGGAACCAGACGTATTTGAAAGATACTGCGTGGGAATAACAGCAACAGGCCCAACCATCGTCTCAAGAGTCAACCTTGAAGCGATACCAGCCGATACCTCTCCACCACCCATATCCGAAGGTCGCAAACGGAAGGCATCAATCAGGATAGAGCGCAAGTCAGTATAGACACTCGAAGAACATCCGGCAACACTAGGTCGCCCAGAATCATCATACGCATCCTTAATCGAAGTCTCAACATTAGACCAGGACATGGCAGAAGTATTCAAGTCAGTCTTATTCGTCGTACCCTGCAAGGCAATAACTCCATCATATTCCGTACCATTAGCGTTCCCGGAAATACCAGAAGTCGTCTTATTACCGTTCCAAAAAAGGTTCTCTTCCAGTTCCTTCAACGCGCGAGCACGCTTCTGAATCTCATACTGCTTAGCATTAGGAGCAGAAGCATTAGCATACGTCGTACCCTGGAAACCAGCACCCATCGGAACCATCCCAGACAACGTATAAGGAGGCATCGCCGCAATAGTCTGTCCAGTCACTCGACCAACACTATACAAATACTTAATCGCCGTAGAACTACGAGACTCAGTATCCGTCACATCGGTCAAAGTAGCGTCTTCAAACAACGTCTTGGCTGCACCCTTGGCACTAATAACGTTAAAATCAGCCGTTGTTCCCATGTTCGTGACACGAGGAACAATCTCAACCCAGGGAGTGTACTTCCTCGACTGGTCAACAATAA